TTTGGTTCCAAGTTTGAGATGCCTAAAACATTCGTTAAAAATGTCCTAAAAACGGGTATTTCTGATGAGCTCACAGCGCTCTCAAAGTTCAAGGAGATGAAAGAACTCGCCAAGACCGATGGAGGTGCACGAAAGTCTAAGATTACAGGTATCCCTAAATTGGATGATGCCAACAAAGCGGGTACAGCACATTCTAAGAAGTGTACCCTTATCGTCACAGAGGGTGATTCGGCTAAGACCCTCGCCGTCGCAGGACTATCTGTGGTGGGAAGGGATCATTACGGTGTTTTCCCACTTCGTGGTAAGTGCAAGAATGTCCGAGATGCCTCTGTGGCACAGCTTACCGGGAACCAGGAATTCAATGACCTCAAGAAGATCCTTGGTCTCCAACAAGGTAAGGAGTACAAGGATGTATCCGAGCTTCGCTATGGTCGTCTCATGATCATGACAGACGCGGATAACGATGGTTCACATATCAAGGGTCTAATTCTCAACATGATTGACTACTTTTGGCCCAGTCTCCTCAAGTTGGGATTCGTCGTATCGATGGTCACCCCGATTATCAAGGCTTCTAGGGGTAACCAAATCAAGTCATTCTATACGGATTCTAAATTCAGGACCTGGTATGGAAATGGACAACCCGGGTGGCGCATCAAGTATTACAAGGGTCTCGGTACCTCAACTTCGAAGGAGGCGCGTGAGTATTTCAAGCAAATTGAAGATCTCACAGTCAAGTTTGATACGGATGTGATGTCTGATAAATCTATTACTTTGGCTTTTGACAAGAAAAAGGCTGATGATCGAAAGATTTGGCTTCTTGAAAGCACAGCAAAAGACCCCAAGGAACTAGAGGTTCCTTATGGTAATGTGAAACAGCTGAACATCACAGACTTTGTTCACAAGGACCTTGTAAATTTCAGTCTCGCTGATTTGAAGCGTTCGATCGCACACGTTTGTGATGGACTCAAACCGTCCCAACGAAAGGTTATGTATTCTTGTTTTCAAAAGAATTTGACTGCTGAGATGAAGGTGGCGCAATTGGCTGCATTTGTAGCTGAGAAGAGTGCCTATCACCACGGTGAAGTATCTCTCGCTGATACAATCGTAAAATTGGCGAATGATTATACGGGCTCCAACAATATCAATCTCCTCGAACCATGTGGTCAATTTGGAACACGGCTTATGGGTGGTAAGGATGCTTCTCAGACGAGGTACATTTTCACACGATTGACATCTGAAGCTCGTAAGCTTTTCGATCCCAAGGATGATGCGATTCTCAATTATTTGGATGATGATGGACGGTCTATTGAACCAGACTTTTACATGCCTACTCTACCCATGATTTTGGTCAATGGAAGTGAGGGTATCGGTACAGGATTCAGCTGCTATGTACCCCCGTTTAACCCCAAAGACATTCGTGACAATATCATGAATGTATTGAATGGAAAAGAAATTCAAAAAATGAAACCCTGGTTCAGGGGTTTCAAGGGTAAAATCATGGAACAGGATGACGATTCATGGGTGACCCAAGGTGTATGGAGTAGTATTGGAAGGACGGTTAAGGTGACCGAACTCCCCCCGGGACGCTGGACCCAAGATTACAAAGAACACCTCGATACCCTAATTGAAAAGAAAATCATCAGTGGTTTCACAAATAACAGTACAACTGAGAATGTGGATTTCCTCATCCAAGATTACAATGGTAAAGATGCCGTTAAGGATCTGAAACTTCAAAAGACTTTCCGAACATCAAACATGCACCTGTTCCACCCCACACACGGTATCCACAAATATGAGACAGCTGAAGAGATCCTTATGGACTTTATCACCCTTCGTCGCGACTATTATGATAAGAGGAAAGAGTATCTGATCAAGGTTCTTGAGGCTAAATCTAAGATGTGTGATTACAAGTCTCGCTTTGTGTCTATGGTCATAAACGGTGAAATTGTAGTGTTCCGGCGTAAAAAGAAGGAACTCGAAGAACAACTTTCACAGACATTCCCACTCATTAGTGGAAGTTATGATTATCTACTGAACATTAGGACTGTTCAATACACAGATGAGAGTGTTTGTGAACTTCTCAAAGAATCCGAACAGGCGAAAATGGAACTCAAGGTATTAACCTCGACAGCCCCATCGACTATGTGGAAGAATGATATTAAAAATATATAGACAATAGGTAAGTATGGGTGAAGCTGCAAAGATTTCTCTCAAGGCTATTGGAAAGCAGGATACATATCTTCTTTCCAAAGACCCAGATGATTCGTTCTTTAATTATAAAGAACTCTTGAGACATTCAGAGTTTAGAAAGTATCACAGAAGTCGGAACGTGGTCAATCCCGGGCAGGTACCTAAATGGCCTTTCGGTCAAACACTAAAGGTCGAATTCAACCCGACAAACATGGGAGATCTTTTAAGTAATATGTGGTTGAGTATCACTATGCCCGGTATCACAGATGGTAACTATGCCGATCAATTAGGAAGACATATTCTCAAGAGTGTCACTATGTTTGTAGATGAAATAGAAGTTGAAAAATTACATGATGATTGGGGTATCATTTACGATGATCTTTATTTAGAAATGTCTGAAAAGGTAGCAAATAGAGCACTTGTTAATAGAAACCTCGGTTTTGATAAATCGGTCGGTAATAGTATTTTCGCTCGTCAAAGTGCAGATCTAGTCGTACCTCTACATTTCTTCTTCTCTCGAAAATATTCGAGTGATGAACACTCTACAAATAAACCAAATAGACCATACTTCCCAATTTGCGCTATTCATAAACAGAAGATTACCTTTGAACTCGAGTTTCATAACCAAGAATTCTACACAAATACATCTGATACACTTGAACTCCAATCATTTAATTTAGTGACGGAAGAAATTACATTAAGTGGTCAAGAACGACAGTATTTTGCTTCTCGTCCATTAACCATGATCAATGATGTCGTGAAGAAACACCCAACCATCGTGAGTGAACTCAATAAAGACATTATCAAAAATAACCTCGTACCAAACATCCCGGTAAAATGTTTACATTGGTTCTTGAGGAATACGAAGTTTGAAAATGCTGTGAGAAGTGTGGGTGACGAACCCCTTATTTTGGGTAGTATCATAGATGGTACCGCGGGTGAAGATAAATTTGGTAGAGCGATATCCATTTCTGGGAATGGAACTCGCGTGGCTATAGGTGGCTCTCTTAATGACGCGGCTACGGGTGATACGGCAGCTAACAGGGGTCATGTAAAGATTTATGAGTATAACGCAACCACAAAAGCTTGGGTACAATTGGGGTCGGATATAGTGGGTACGATAAATTTGGATCAACTTGGATTCTCTGTATCTCTTTCCAATGATGGATCTCGTGTAGCTATCGGTTGCCCACACAGTGCGTCTGATAAGGGTCATGTTGAAATATACGATTATAGTGTAGGTTCTGGGTGGTCAAAGGTGGGTACAAATATTGTAGGAGCGACAGCTGGTATGCGGTACGGATACTCAGTTTCTCTTTCCAATGATGGTATCTATGTAGCCGTGGGTGCACCATTTGATGATACTACCGCATCAGATTCTGGTCTCGTTAATGTGTATAAATATGATTCCGGGTGGGCAAAGGTTGGAGCTGATATCGTTGGTGGAGGAGCTTCGTATAAGTTGGGCACAGCCGTTTCTATGAAGAATACAGTGGCATCTGGACCCATAGTGGCCATAGGTATTCCCGGGGATGATCAGGGAAAGGTGCGAATATATGAATACGACAGTGGGACAGCTTGGGCTCTCGATGGTTCAGAAATAAGTGGTAAAACGACGGGTGATGCATTCGGGACATCTGTATCTATACCAGATGACGCTTCCAGAGTAGTCGCGGGAGGACCAGAGAATAGTAGTGGTACCGGATACATTAGAATCTATAATTATAGTTCTGGTGACTGGAGTCAGATGGGTTCAGATATCAATGGTGCCGCAGTTGGTGATAAATTTGGTACTTCAATTTCATTCTCGGGTGACGGATCTCGTGTAGCCACGGGATCTCCCGGAAATGGAAAGGGTGATGTAAAGGTGTATGTGTATGAAAATAGTGTATGGACAAAGCTTGGTGAGACGGTTGTGGGAACTATCACGGGTGATAAGTTTGGACATTCAGTGTCTTTATCGACAAACGGTTTACGAGTGGGTGTGGGTCCAGATGTAACTACAGGTGATACGAGAGGGTACGCACATGTGTACGCTCTTCAAACAAGTGAAGAAGAAAAGTTCTTTATGCATAATCGATTTAACTTTTCGTCGAGTAATAACTTTGACGAAAATACAACATTCTTCAACCCCATATTAGAGAGTGCACAGTTTTTCATATACGGAAATAAACTTCCCAACATTTCAAATACAAATCACAACTACTTTAAATATTTGGTACCTCACAGAAATAGATTGGCGCGACCAATCAGGAATATATATTCATACAGTTTCGCGATGAATCCAATAAACGTGGAACCTTCGGGAAACTTGGATTTTAGTGCTATCGAATCGGATAAAACGGTGTTCGAGGTTAAATTAGATAAAACTAAAATAGATATTACAAAGGATACGTATACACTTCAAATGTATTACACGGGCTATCTAACATTCAAATTTGAAAATGGCTCTATGTCAATTTCTTATTAAACAGTGAAGTCTTGTGACTGCTAATATAATCAATGATGTTGTTCTTGATACACCATTTGATGAAATTCAATTGCGCTAATGTTGTCTGAATTTCATGACATGTCCCCGGAACAATATAAGGAAACTTCGTAGACCTACAAAATGGATCGAATAGTTTCTTACTGTACCCATCTAGACTCGACTTATATGCACAATGAACGGTAAATAACTTTCCATCAGTTGTTGTGTATGTTGTGTTATTTTTCTTGGCATAATTCGTGATGAACCATTCCAAGTTTCTCAATGAAATTCCGGATGTTTTGTCTAAAATGTTTAAAAGTTTAGTTCTATTCTTCTCTTCGTTATAAAAGTTGTTAATTGATGTTAGTAGAATATCGGTTTTACTCATTATTAAACATTGTATTTATATCTCTAAATACATTTGGGCGAATACACGCTGGACAATCGGGAACGAAAAGTTTGTCACTCCCATGTGTATGTGTATTTATACTCGTAAGATCCCTGTGCTTAATTTTAGTACCCTGTGATATATGTTTGCCACAATATCCATTGTGAAGACCCTTATGGGTACAACGATGGCCATTTGACTTTGTTCCTTTACACACGGATCCAGTATAATTTTCGGGAACGTCTCTCAATAATAGATCGAGAGGTATACCATGTTTCTTTGAAATGATTTCGGCATAATCACTTATGATTTCATTGGCTCGTGTTTTCAATTCTTCATCAAACACCGTGATAAGTTTATCATAGGAACTCATTGCTTACTTCTATCTTGCTCGTATTTTTTAAATAGATCTTCAACAGAATTCTGTTTTTCGGCGTTGTTTTTTAACCTCGATTTCAAATCGGTTATTTTACCCGATGTGTCTAGGTTTCTCTTTTTACACTCTTCCACGAGTTGTTCCTTTTTCATACCACTAAACCCTGGTTCTTTTTTCTTTTTAGGTGGTGCATGTTGAGTAATAATTTCACCGAATATTTCCTCCTTCGTGTTTGTAAATAATGGATCGAGTAAATCACATACAGGATTCAGGAATTTATTGACAAAGTAATAGTGATAATCTACCGGTACATTGTGTTCTTCGACGTATTTCGGATCTTCAGATTTTTCAAAGGCTCGTGCTTTCGGATCACCTGTTTTTGTGAGTAGATATGGGACCCGGTCACCCGATTGTGGTTCTGATCCAGGTTTCCTATCGCGCATCTTATTGACAACCTGGACATGTGCTTGATTGATGTATATACTATCAGGGCTCGTTATTGAGACATTTTGCCCCTTCACCTTATACGAATCTGAAAGAGATTGACTCAATACCAGTTTATCATTATGTATGTCACCAGACAATAGTTCTATAGCGCGTTCTCTCGCGAGTTCGAGTGGTGGACCAGGGTCACTCGAGGTGAGAACTACATCTAAAAGCTCCTTACAAACCTCTCGAACATGAGGTGTATTGTCTCTGCGAACAACCTGAAGCCCCTTGATATCTATATAATCCATATGCATATTTCCATCTTTACCCTGTGTCCAAAGTTTCGCGGCGTACCTCTTCTTCGAGTACAAGAAATATGGCCAGTACACCTTCTCAAGTTCTAGGTTATTGGGCTTTTTGAAGAGGGCGCTACATTCTGTCGCCGCCCTTTCACCAATCTCCCAGCTGTATTTTACAGCGTCTTCACCCGTCCGATCACCCACATCAAACTCAACCATCACAGAATCCGTGTCACCGTACCTTACCTTCGCACCCGGAAAGTTCTTTTCAACATATGTCTTGGTCTCTTCGATCATCTCACGCCCCCTACATGTTGTGGTAGACGCAATAGGGACACACGGAAGAATACCTTTACCCGCACCAGTAAATCCATACACCGAGTTCATACTAATTTTGTATGCCAACTGCTTACCGTTATAGACTTCCTTCATCGCACCAGTTGCGGCGGCCATATCTCTCTTTGCCTTTTTACGAAACTGTTTAAGCTCCAATAGAATGGCTGGTAAAAGACTGGGGACGTCTTGTGCGAATTTATAGGTTCTGTTACCAATGTTAAACGTTTCATATGTGACACCGGGGATATTCCCATAGTCTTTCTCATTCATGACATATGAAGAGTAACATAGATTGTGGGCCATCATGATACTCGGATACAGTGCTTCAAAATCTAGGGCTGTGATGGGTGTATAATAGGCTCCTTTTTGAGCGTCAAGTACAGTTGCACCTTCGTAGGGTTCTTCGGGCATAGCACCCCATCTAATCGTCGGTACCATAAATCCTAGTTCTCGAGCCTTTTTAGTCAGTTGACTAAAAACTTTAATCTGCTGCCCACGCTCTACGAGGAAACATAGGGGTACCCATGTCGCTTTAGCCATCTCTAACAAGTTCAAAAGAATACACAATTTTTTCATTAGTTTATGCGGAAGTAAAGTATCCTTGATACAATACTCTGCGACTTCACCAAGCTTTTTTGGATCTTCTTCTATAAATCGAGCAAACATTTCTTTTGGTGGCATGTCAATCTTTTGATCTCCGAGGTACAATTTAGACACATTATTTAGACTATACGAATCGAGTTTATATCCCTTCTTCACTTCATGGAATAAATCGAAAACAAATCGACCGGACATTGGAAGGAGTTTCAATGTATTATCACCCAAAGCACTCGAACTCAATTTTTTAATTGAAATATTACAAATCTGATCCTTCAATTTTCCGAGCTTGAAAAAATCAGGGTTACATCCGAGTAAGTGTGCGCGTGTGTGAATATAGTTGAAATCGAAACCGAAGACGTTCCATCCCGTGATGATATCAATGTCCTTTTTTTGCATGTACCTTTGAAAAGCTTCAAGCATTTCCCTCTCTGTATCAAAACTCACAACATCGTCACCTTCGGTTTTTTTGTAGCATAGACAAACCTTCTCATACGGTTCATCTTCACCAAATTTACAAAGTGAAACCGCAATCTGAAAACACGCATCACCCATGATGGTTGGATCAGGAAATTTACCAGTGGAACTGTTACACTCAATATCAAATGATGCGACCACAAATGGGGCGATATCATCTCTATCTACGGGTTTGAGTGTATTCCATTTATTGCAAAATAAATCAATATCTACATTCGCGAGATGTGAACGAATACATTGATCACCCGTGTCAAGCCAACCAGTCGATTGAATACCAGTTCTATGCATCAGGCGGAGTACGGGATCTAGGTTTGATTCGTACACTTTCAATTTTACCATCCCAGATGAAATACTCAAGGTGTTTTTTAGAAAGTAATCGACCCGTCTTCTCATAGCTAAATTTACGAAATCGATTTTCATATACGCAAACTCTTCACTATTCTGAAACCCCCAAACATCTTTAGCTTTCATGATTGAATATGATACGAGACATTCAGGACATTTTCTATTTAGGACGTCGAATATTTCCTGTGCCGTCTTTTGTGTAGCACCTTTCGGAAACTTAACGAAAAAGTACGGGGTAAATGTAGTGGTGACGCATACCGATTTACCCTCCTGAGTTTTCCCAAATATACTCACTAAATGTTCATCATCGACATCTCTGGCTTCCCAAGTCAAGGCCTGAAAAATCACCATCGCTTATGTATATCTTGAGCCAAAATTTTAATATCGTTTATTAATAAATGTCAGCCGCTTTAATAGAGCTTGTGTCTGTAGGTGCCCAGGATGTATTCATCACTGGTGATCCCGAGGTTAGCTTTTTTAGACAAAACTATAAGCGCCATACCAACTTCGCAATGAAGCCCGAGCGCATGGATTACATCGGTACCTTCGGTGCCAACAATGAGATTACCATCCCCATCCGTTCAAAGGGTGACCTCATGAGTTACATCTGGATCGAGGATACTAACATCGCCAATATCCAAACCAACTCTAACGGTCTGTTCTCCGCGAATGCGTCGGGTCCTACTGAATTCAGTCTGTGGATCGGTGGTCAGAAGGTGTCTCAACTCGACTCCCTTTTCATCCAAGGTGTACACAACCCCCTTCTCCGTGATTCTGCGGCGAAGGCTTCGTGTGCCATCACAACCAATAACAAGAAGGCGAACCACGGTGGTGATCACTACATGATTCCATTCTTCTTCGGTGAAGACTGGACCAAGTGTCTTCCATTGGTGGCCCTCCAATATCATGATGTCGAGATTCGCATCAAGTGCCGGGACGGTTACACACCAGCGGGTAGCCCCCAAGTTTGGGGTAACTACATTTACCTGGATACCGATGAGCGTTCCTTTTTCGTCGATAACGAACATGAGATTCTGATCACCCAGACTCAACATCAGTTAGCTAACAGCGGTGATACTGAGTTCGATCTCAGCTATTTCAACCACCCAGTCAAGTCCCTTCACCTCGTATCCGGTAAGGCGGCTGGAAATGACTGGGACAGTGAATATACATTCGGTAAGTCCTCCCTCTACATTAACGGTGTAGCCCTGTTCGAGGAAACTTCCGCATTGTATCACCACACAGTTGTACCGGAGATGCACAGTACAGATCTCCCAGATGATATTCTCGAGGATCTTCCCACTTTCACTTGGCCTTTCTGTGTAAACCTAAGCAAGACACAGCCCACAGGCACACTAAACTTTTCCCGAATTGATAACGCTAAGCTCACTGTAACCTCACCCACTGGTGGTAATGGTCTTCACCGCGTGTACGCCGTAAACTATAACATCCTCCGTATCCAGAAGGGTATGGCTGGTGTCGCGTTTGGCAACTAAGTTAAAAGGTACGAATAAAAATTTATGTAAAATGGTTAAATCTTCCTCACGAACCCGTAAGGCGTCCAAGTTCACGATCGATCTTGGACCCGAGATCGATAGGGTCGTCAAGAAGAAAAATCTAAAAATCAAAAAGCAACGGGTCATAATCAAGGCTCTTGAACAGGAACGTGATGAACTCAGGAATAGATCAAGTGATTTGAAGATGAAGAAGCAAAAATTGTATGTCTCCAGTCTTCAAGCCATGGTAGATGACCTCACCAAAAAATTGGAAGCGTCTGAAAAACGGGTGCCCACAAATGAACAACAAAGAGCTATGAATCTGGGATCTAAAACAATCAGCATCAATGATAAGACTATTGAAGAAGCTCGTAAACGTATACTCAAGGGAAAACCCATTTCAAATATGCAGTCACGTACGAAGACACTTATTCATAGGGCGGGCAAATGGGACGAATTTCACCAATTAGAATCACGAGTCAGACTTGGACCCACTCAATTCGCACAACTACGTGCAAAAAGATTACTTGGTGTTTAATAGTCTCTCGAGTCGTTCCTTTTCTCTTCTCATAAAAATTGTGAGTTCCATGACTTCTCCCGTGAGTTTGACTTTCCCAGCTTGGCGCATCCACATTACATGTTCAACCTTAGTGACATCAACACACGACATCTTGGTAGCGGGTGCTTGGCTATGATGTACCGCTAGGACCATCGCATCTCTTTTAGTTTCTTTTGGAAGTTGCATTCCTTCATGACATACAATGACATGTGCCCCCGAACACCCAGCTACGTGCATCCACCAATACCGTGGACTACTCGAGAGTGTAAGTTCGTCGTTTTCTTTTGCATTCTGACCAACACGTATAACAGTACCATCGAGTGAAGTGTACTCAAGCATGAATATACATAATATTTTTTCCTTATATTCTATTAATGCACGTCGTATTACAACCTAGTCCTTCTATTACACATAAATATAGAGTTATTCTACCGAGTAAGAGAGCCATAGATTTCGGTGAAAGTGGAGTTCAACATTATATAGATCACGGTAACCCACGACTCATGCGAGCACATCTTCTTAGGAAAGGTGCTATCATTCCTAAGAAGCTGCGAATAGAGAGGGATCCGTATGAGATACAAAACGAGATGTTGAAAATCAAAGAAAGTTCTAAAGAAGATTGGGAAGATTTCTTCCGGGCGGAATACTGGGAAAGGTGGATACTGTGGACTTACCCAAGTGTCACAAAAGCTAAAATAAATATGACCATGCGTCAGGGTATACTTTTTATGCCGGTGTCAGAAGATCTATGGTTTTCTAATTGCCGGTAGACCCGAAACCATCCTCACCCCTGAGTGTCTCTTCAAGTAGACCAATTTCCTTAATCATAGGTGTATCACACCTTTCTAAAATAAGTTGAGCGATACGATCACCCTTCTTGATTTCAAAGTCTTCCGTACCATGATTGAATAGGACGACCTTGACTTCACCGGTATAATCAGGATCAATAACACCCGCACCGACGTTGATGCAGTGCTTCACGGCTAGACCAGAACGGGGAGCTACACGCCCATATAGACCATCCGGAATAGACAGCGCAATACCAGTACCGACTAAAGCTCGCCCCGCCTGACACGGTACAGTCGCAGCTTCGGAGCTATATAAATCATATCCCACAGCACCATCAGACCCACGAGTAGGCAGACAAGCATCGTAACAGAGCTTTTTTACGCCGAGAGGCATCTACTTATATCACGCGTCACATCCTTAAGTCTATTTGGTATACTTCTTCTTTTCGTCATCCGTCAGCTCTCGCCACATCTCACCTAACTTTGATCCAATTTCTGTGAATGAAAGATCGGGAAATTCCTTCACAATCTTGGGTCGTGTCTTCTTCACAAAGTTCATGTATGCGTTTGGTTTGCGCTTAGGTTTAGCTTTGTCTGTCATTATACCTATACTACATATTATTTCTTAAAGCTGGGTTACGCTTGGTGTATGTGAGTGCACAAATCCCACAACTAAATATGTTTATGAAATACTGACACCCAAGAACATGGATTTTTACCAAGATGTTTTCATCAGCATAATAATTCGTCATAAACATCGTGAAAATAGTTTCATAAAACACTCGTATAACGAGATTAGACACATGATACATGAGATTTATGTGTGAATGTATAGAATTTGTCCTAGGAATAATTCGTCGAAGCGTTAACAGTGTTGTATCAATTTCAACCAGTCCAGCCAAACTTATGAGTGGGGAATCTTCGGGGTACATGAGAGGTCTAATAAGAGCTAGAAGACACACTAAATGATGAAGTATGATTAAATTTCTAAGAGTGTGTATAACTTTCGGCTGGAGAATTATCCACGTGAGATCATACGACATGTATGTAGTGAGAGCATGTGTTAAAAACATGGGATACAGTGTATATCCGAACAATACATCGGCCATACATAATGCAGAAAATGGTGCGAGAAAGAGTAACGATGCGACATCATGAATAAGAATTGATTGATCTTTATTCATTATGTAATTATACACTATTCTTTTTATCATGATTGCACTCAAAGGGTTTCGAACCCCTGACCTCAAGCTTACTAAGCTTGCGCTCTACCACTGAGCTATGAGTGCGAATGCTGAGAGCGGGGTTCGAACCCGCGCGTGCATAGCACAGGCGATCTTAAGTCGCCCTCCTTAGACCACTCGGACATCTCAGCATAATGGAGCCTCCCACGCTATTCTATTAAGATGTCAAATCTT